AAAGCGATCTTATAGATTTGTTTTAGATATCAATGGCTTAGAGCGATGGGTTGTGAAACGGGTCAAGCGTCCTGATTTTACAGTATCTGAAATTGCGCATGAATATATTAATCATAAGTTTTGGTATCCTGGTCGTGTTGATTGGTCGCCCATTAATGTAACTCTTGTAGATCCCATTAAATCTGATACCACTGGTATTTTAATTGGTATGATTATGGGTGGCGGCTATCGTCTGCCTACCACTTCTGTGCCAACCAGAACACCTAACAAAATGGAAGCGACAGAAACTCTTGGCGCCGTAACCCTGTATGGCTTGGCTAGTGGTGAAGGCCAAGACGTCATGACACAAGATGTCGGATATGTAGAAAAGTGGACGTTGCATAACGCTTGGATTAAATCAGTTGAATTTGGTGATTATTCCTACGCAGACGATGCTATTATCGACCTGTCTTGCACGATCCGCTATGATTTCGCGAAATATGAAGTCATGAATGGTCAAGGCCCAGACGATTTCTCTAAAAGAGGCATCGGCGGGGGG